TAGTGGCACTACTTGAAGCTAACGGAAAATTATATCTTGACTCAATTACTCGAAATATACAACTTACTCCAGTACAAAGCGTAAAACTATATGAAGCTGCTTATCAAAAATACTATGAATCTAGCCTGCCTTCATGGTTTAGAAAAAAAGCTTTTGAAGATCACGTAAAGCCATATTATATTAAAAAATATTACGATTCTCTATTATTTAAACCAACTGGCATAATAGATTATAAAAAATATTTAGATTAATGATTATTATTAAGTGTAAAGGCCAGCGTATTGAATCTGTCCTTAAAACATATCGACAAAAAGTTGATAGGACTAGGCAACTAGTAGAACTTAAATCTAGGAAAGAATTTGAAAAACCTAGTGTTAAAAGAAGAAAACTTAAACAGAGAGCTCAATATAAATCTAGACAGAATAATGTTAAACTTTAGTGATTTTTTAAATGAAAGAAGGGGAAAAGAGTCACCCCAACGTAATAGACGTGCCGCTGGTGTATCAATCATATGGGATAATAAAATTTTATTAATTCATCCTACTAATTCATCCTGGAAAAAATCTACTTGTGGAATACCTAAAGGCAAGCTTAACTTAGGAGAAGATCCTCTAATTGGTGCGCTTAGAGAATTAGAAGAAGAAACTGGCATTCAATTATCTCCCAGCCAATTAAATCCAGAACCGCATCAAGTAGATTTTTATAATCAAAAAAATGAAGTTGATGGATATTTAATATACTTTATTTGTGAAATATCTGATCTTTCAGAAATTGGATTATCTTCTGATCGTCTTCCTAAAAGCCAGCTCCAACTAGAGGAAGTTGACTGGGGAAAATTCGTTAGTGCAGAGGAAGCGTATCCGATTATTAATCGACACCAGCTTATTATAGTAGATAGACACCTTACCTTAAATAAATAATTAAAATATCTTATATTTTTTATGAGCTTATTGAATTTTAATAAATGGAATACTATAACTGAGTCAATCGCCTTTGACCCAAAGGCAAATTATCCAAATAAGACATTTGGATATTTGCCTGGAGCAGTCGACACTTTAAACGTTCTTCAAGGTGGTCCTGGAGATGACTGGGGTGGTAGTATGCAGCGAGCTCTATGGTTTGCAAGAACCGCCGATGATTGGGCAGCAACCAATGGAAAAACTGGAAGTCTAATCAGTTCACAAAAAAGATCTAGGGTTCAGACTGCCTCTGGAAATACATCAGATCACTTTAAAGGAAATGACAATGCATACGCAGTAGATATTTCAGCTGCTGGCACAGAAGGTGATGCTCTTCTAGCATATATAATGGGAAAATTTGGCCATCCTGAATATAAAGGAGGTCAATGGTTTAATATTACAATTGATGGATATCGATACCAAGTAGGATGGAGAGTAAAAAACCATTATGATCATATACATGTTGGAGTAAAAAAGACTGGTGGTGCACCAACTCCATCTAAGAATGTGCCCAGCGGAACAGAGTCACTAGGCTCTAAATTAATGAAGAATCCTGAAGTATCTGCATGGTTACTTAAAAATGTACCTAATCCAGTAACTGCCCAAAATCTAGATTCTCTTTTTCAATCTGATTTAAAGTCATTTGCCTGGTTTAAAGAAACATTTAAGTTAAATGATCTAGGTGATCCTTTAACTGCTGCTACTATTTCAGTTGACACAGCTGCTCCTATTTCAGGAAGTGTCGAGGATCGATGGATGGACGTGACTAAAAAAATCATTGATAAGTTTGAAGGAGGTTATTGGAATAATGATAAAACTCAACCTGCTGATAAAATTTGTGCAAATCATCCATATTCAGATATGTTTAAAAATTCTGGTGAAACGATGTTTGGTTTGGATAGACGAGCTGGTGCAATTGAGACAATTAAGCCAGAAGGTGTAGAGTTCTTTAAGATAATTGACGATGACAAGAAAAAACTAGGCATGGCCGAATTTTGCAAAAAATGGACATGGAATTACCGCGGCGGTGACAAAGAAGAAGTACTAAAGAATCTTGCTGCAAAGATTATGTTTAAACAGTATACAAATAACATGGCAAACTTTGTAAAGGATCCTGAAACCAAGCGAAGAATAGAAAACAATAAAGGTCTATTGCTTCACATGTCATATGCTTGTTGGAATGGTCCAGGATTCTTTAAAGGATTTGCTCAAAAACTACAGGATGGAGTTAAGTCAGGCATGTCAGATCGAGAGTTAATAAAAGTAGCTAAGGATAGTCGTACTGCTCGTCTTGGTGGAGCTTGGGCTAAAGGAACAATCGCTGTTAATGCTGAGGTTGATAAAGAATCTGGGCTAGCATAAGTTATTTTATCTAACATAAAACCTTTATTCAGACTCTGAGTTTAATACATTAAAATATTAAACATATGTCTGAAGAAAAAACACAAATCGAAGAACAGGAAGTATTAATTGAAGATACTCCATCTGAAACTATGCCAGAAATGGATGGAATAGTAGAGGAACCTCAAGCAAGTCTAAGTGAATTAGATATGGCGATTCAAGCTAGAATGGGTCAGTTTGCTATTACTATCTCGCCAGCAGATCTAAGGTACATTAAGAACTTGTTAAATAACAAGATTGAGTGGAAAGGTCCAAATGAAGCATACCTAATGTTAATGGCACTTCTTTCTATTTCTAGCGAACTTAAAGAGAGAGATTCATCGTCTGCTGAAAGGGTACAAATACAATTACCTTCAACTACTCTTGAGTCAATTAACTTCTTCTTAACTAGAGTTACTGGTAAGGGTGAAGAAACTGCTCATAGACTGTTTGCAGTCTCAATGTTACTTCGACCAGCAATGGAAGAAATTAAAAAACTTGACGAACTTATCGAAAAGTTACAATCTGAGGAAAAATAAATCTAACCTTAGATAAATAATAAAAAAGTTTATTAAAGATGAAAGTAAAGAACTTTGCAGGATTTATGAAAACGCGCAGAATGAATGAGTCAGATGGCACGGAATATTCAGACAAACTTGGTGGTATGGGTATGGGCGATGACGAATACGCTGACGATGAAAGTGGTTTCTATGGAGCTAATCCAGAAGACGAGGAAGAAGAGAAAGAGCCAGAAGAAGGTGCTGAAGGTGAAGAAGAAGAATTAACACTTGAAGATCTTAAAGCTATGATCGACGACCTTACTGAACGCGTTAAAAAACTTGAGCCTGAAGAAGAAGGTGAAGGCGAAGAAGGTGAAGAGGGTGAAGAACCAGCGGAAGGTGAAGCTGCTCCAGAAGCTGCATCAAAAGTATAATTCATACATCACTTAATTAAGAAATTAAAGCGAATGGAAACATTCGCTTTTTTTGGTATGATAAATAATAAAAAGTGTCAAATGAAAGTAAAGGATTTTTTAACATTTACTAAGTATATTAAAACTAATGAAAACTCTGATCTTGACTGGAGTGATAAGAATTGGGATGAATCTGGAGTAGATGGTGAAAATCCACCAAACTCTGGTTTTGAAGGAACTAGTGCAGAAAAGATGGACTACTATGCCGGAGACTATGGAGAAACTAGTGAAACGGATGCTTTATTGGATGAGGAAGAAGAATTAGATACTGCTGAATTTGGTCTAGAAAATATTAAAGCTATGATAGACGATCTTACTGATCGTGTAAATAAACTTGCTTCATCTAAAACATAATTATCAAATATGAGTCAAGTCATAAAATATATGCAAATTCAGCTATTTGAATCGTATTGTAGAAAAATGGATATTGATGGCAAGGAGATAGATGCTCGAGTTTCAGGGATCAGCTTAAAACTAAAGGTTGCTTCAACTCAACAGAGTCAATTAAAAGGTTATAGTGGAGCTGCTGATGGGCCATCTGATAATGCGGGTATGCTCTTTATCTATGACGAAGATCAACCATTATCTTTTTGGATGAAGGAGGTTAAGTTTCCACTCGATATTATCTTTTTTGACAGTTTTATGCAGTATATTGATCATCATACAATGGATCCAGGTCATGATGTAGATGATGATCAACTTCCACAATATCACTCTAAAAAACCAGCCAGATTTGCAGTAGAGGTTCCTGCCGGATGGTGCGAAAAAAACATGGACTCTGATTGTAAACTTTCCTTTTAATTTAGTACTTTAACTAAAAGGAAAAACTATGCACCATATCCAAGATTTTCGAGAACTTCGAGAATTTGTCAATGAGATGAATTCGTCTAATTCTACTAATCATAAAGTAGAAGTCCTTACCAAATACCAATATCATCCATTTATTAAACGGGTCCTATTCTATACATATCATCCGTACTGGAATTTTGGATTAACCTCAGCAAATCTTAAAAAGCGTGAAGATCTTATTGCACCATCTGAAGTATATGATGATCTTTTCTTAATGCTTGATGATTTCAATGAGCGTCACCTGACTGGTCACTCTGCAATTGAAGCAATGAATCGTTTTATTAAAGATTATGAGGAGTGGTCAGATCTAATCTACCAAATAATCGATCGTAATCTTGAGACCAGAGCAACGATTACCTTAATTAATCGAGTTAATCCCAAGTTTATTCCAACATTTGACGTTGCTCTAGCTCATGACGCGGCTAAAGTAAAAGGGGTAGATATTTTTGATGGTACGTGGTTTGTTTCTAGGAAGTTGGATGGAATAAGGTGTATTTGCTTTGTTCATGGAGACGATGTGAGATTCTTTTCACGTAATGGAAAAGAGTTCTTGACTCTTGGAAAAGTCGCAGATGAAATCAGACGCTTGGGGATCACCGACGTTGTTCTAGATGGTGAATTATGTCTTATGAATGAAGATGGCTCAGATGACTTCCAGGGAATCCTGAAGCAGATACAACGCAAGGATCATACTATTGAGAACCCAAGATACCAAATTTTTGATATCTTGCTACATGGAGAATTTGCTGGTGACCTTGATTCTTATCTATTTTCTTCTAGAATAGAAGGCCGATCACACTGGCTAAATCTAGACGCTTCAAATATTTTGGAAATGTTACCTCAAGTTAGAATCACTGATGAGGACGCGCTTGATGAGTTAAAGGCCCAATCTAAGGATTCTAACTGGGAAGGACTTATTGCTAGACGAGATACTCGATATAAATCAGGTCGATCTAAAGACATGCTAAAAATCAAAGAGTTTTTTGATGCAGAATATGTGGTGACTGGTCTAATTATGGGACCGCAACGAGTGATTGTTAATGGTAAGGAGGTTGAGGAAGAGATGTTAAGTGCCGTCACAATAGATCATGAAGGATCTCAAGTCCAGGTAGGTAGCGGTTTTACTATCGATCAACGTCGACACTATTATAGAAACACTGGAGAGATTATAGGAGCAACCATTACTGTGCAGTATTTTGAAACTACGACCGATCAGCATGGTAATCACTCCTTAAGATTTCCAGTATTTAAAGGGAACCATGGAAAAACTCGTAGTATATAATAGCATGTCATTCAATAAGAAAAGAATACCGCTACTGAGCGAACTAAAGAGGAAACACTTAGAATTAGGGGATTCCTACCTAGAACAGTTTGAATCTTGTGATGCGTTAATTGGACCACACCGATCAATAGAATATTTAGATAGGTTTTTTGCATCTAAGAAACCTGACCCAATTTCCCAAGCACTATCTCTTCTTATTGAGGCAAAGGGGATACTCTTTAACCGAGTAAGCTCAAAGTATTTAGAAGATTTTAATGACCTACAGAAAGTAATTAATTCAATAACCAATAAACAATAGAGTATGTATTACATCGCAAAAGTAAAGTTTGAGACAATTGATGATCAAACAGGAAGACCTAAAAAGATTTATGAGCAGTATCTAGTAGATGCTGGATCTATTTCTGAAGCTGAAGAGTTACTAAAGGAAAGATTTAAGGATTCAATTGCTGAGTTTTCAGTAGTAAGTGTCGTTGAGTCTAAAATCATGGGAGTAGTTAAGTAAGTATGAAAAAGATGCCGACTCGAACAGCAGAACGTGTTTATGACGTGCTGTGTAGGTTTGCTGACGCAGACCCAAGTTATTATGAAAAAGAGACTTTTATTTTTCATTTCGGTGTCTTAAGTACAACGTCGTCAAGCTATAAGCTTAACTGCATAAACGATGCTCAACGGACCTTTCATTGCAGCGCCGCTGGAAAAATGAGAGTCGAGGGCAGTACTGCCGGCAAAGTAAATGGAATACTCTGGAAAATGTCAGAGGAGTTAATGTCAAAAAACGTTGAACTTAATGAAATTTCAAGTACCAATTGAAAAGGATTTAGCCTTTACTCAGGAACTTTTTTCTCTACTCTCAGAAAATATTTCTGACCTTGTTGGAGAATACGAAAAGCTTCCAAGTAAAATAGTCTTTATGGGAAACCTTGGACGGGAACTCTTGACTTTTATCCAAGAAAAAGAATGGAATTTTAAAGGATTTGAACTTGAGAGCGCTAATAGTACATTGGACGCTCTCATTTTTAAATACAGTGCTCCGCTTACTCAAGTGGATGGACGAATGGGTGCCCTATTTGATGGAGGCACCTTGCATGGAAAAGAGATAAGCGGCATCCCTGGACCAGAAACTACACAAAAGATTATCTCTACTTATGCGTCACCAAGCTTTATCTTGGAGAGGACAGTAAGGCCTGAAAAACGAATATTATTAGTTAGAAAATGAGTACCGTTCGATTTATTGCAGATTTACACTTAGGTCATGAAAATATGGCCAAGCATCGTGGTTTTGCATCCTCAGCAGAACAGGACGATCATATTGTCAAACAGTGGAATTCGGTTGTTACCAAGAGAGATGTTACATATATCCTAGGTGATATCACCATGGAATCTTCCAAGTTTTATCATATCGTTGGTCAACTAAATGGTCGAAAGATAGTAGTTGGCGGAAATCACGATAAACCTGGACATACTAAGGAGCTGTTAAAATACGTAGAGAGCATTGTTGGCATGATACAATACAAAGGCATCTTCCTA